CTCTATATTAACTAAAAAAAGAGAGTTGTGTCTTATGCCTAAGACGATTTCGGTTTTAACCGAATAACATTGTTATGTAAAGCTTTTTTAAAAAATTTTTTATGCGCTTCTTTCTTAATTTTTATGGCTAAGTTAATAAATTCAAAACCATCTGAAGTTAAATCAAACTGATGTCCTATAAATAACATAGACATTACCCCTGTTACTTTAGAGTATTCTCTAGCATCTAGTTTGTGTGCTAATATTTCTAGTGCTGATTCTAAATTAGATTTTTTTATTCTTTTGCCTGGCATATCTTTTTTTAACATATATTAATAACTCCTGTGATTTTTCGTAATGATGAAAACGTGTGTAAACGTTTCGCCATCTTAATCTATTTTTTGCTCTATGAAAACAAAAATAATCTCTATCACGAGTTTGTTTTAGTCTTTTTTCAATTCCTGATCTTTCTTTCCATGACATCATCCACGGGTGTGTGGTCAGTGTCCGTATAATTTCTAGATGTACTCCTGTTTGATCTAACCACTTACAAAATCGTTTCATGTTATTTATTTTTAATAATGTTTTTTTCATCTACCAGTTTTTAAATATTGTGCTCTTCTTAATTTTTTTTTATGTTTTAACCCTGCATCCATTTTTTTTAGTACTTCATCATTTATATATCTATACCAACTTATGTTATTAAAAAATTTTTCGTGCAGTAACACATGTGCTTTTAATTGTTTAGAAGTTAATGTGTAAGGTGCTGTGTTAGAGTTAGCGTTTAGTTTTGGTTTATATTTTTTTATAAAACGTTTTTCGTAATGTTGTCTAATTCTTATTTCATCAATACTTAACAATACAATTCTAAAATATGTAAATACAGGACCAATACCTTTTTTAGTTTTACTGCCTTCATAACTTCTAGAATAATGATCTAATATTCTAGATAAAGGACATTTACTTTCTCCAATATAAATTAAGTTATATTCTTCGTTAAATAAAAAATACAAACCAGGATTATTACTTGTGGTAATATCAATAGTTGTTTCTTTATTTACACAATTAAGTTTATCTCTATTTATTCGCATTCTTTTTTAACAAAGTTGAAATATATTTATCTACTGGTATATTTTTTTTCTTTGCTTGAAATTCTGCATAATCTTTTACTAATTTAGATATCATCCTAGCTGGGTTACGTTCTTTTTCATTACAAAGAGCAGTTAATAACGTATGTGTATCTTTTTTTACTGCTACTGATTTCCATTTACCTATATCCATGTTTCTTACACTCCTCTTTACATTGTTGTTTTGTTAAAATTTTTGGATTCATAATTACATTCCAAACTCTTTCAAAGTAAGGATTGTTGTCACCAAAAGTCCATCCTCTAGCTTTAGTTAATTTAGTAATTGCTTTAAGCATTCTGTCCTGCCATGATAAGTTTTTCATATTGTTACTCCCATAAAAAATGCAACGATAACAGCTATTGTACCTATAAATAATTTAGGAAATATTAAAATAAATATAGCAATAATTGCTAATGTAATATGATCACCCATTATTCTAATTCCTTTCTAAGCTGTATATGAGCTTCATGAACATCTTTCCTGCTGCATAATTCATCAAGTATTAAATGTTCTGACATACTCCAATTAATTGGATAAGTAGTAAATCTAGTTACACCACCTATTTTAACTGACATAAGTCTGTCTCTTGTTTCATTCCAATGATCTGTTCCTGGATGTATTGGTTCACCATTAGAATTCTTAGCATGCATCTTACCTAATATCTCATCTACCTCCGTGACAAGATTAAAGAAGGTTCTACTTTTACTCTTCATTATATCTCCTGTATAATAGTTAATATTTATAATTGTTTATCTTATCTATATAGATGATTAATAAGACAGGTCAAGGTTAATATGAAGTTTATTTTACTAATACAAATTTGCAGTATCATCAGTTCTAGTTGTATGGCTCCTGTAGAAATTGGCCCAGGTTATGATAAGTATAGCAAGTGCACTCTTGACGGCTATACAAAAAGTTTAGAATTTTTGAATGCATTAGAAGAAAAAACCATCAACGAACAACAAATTTATACAAAATTTTATTGTAATCCAGTCACAAACACTTAAAAACATAGTGTTTTCAACACTTTTACCCCCTATTGACACGTTGCATTTATACCACTTTTTTGATAAGATATTCTTATGAAACTTTATCGTATCCAAGCTAACTACAAAAACGTTTATTTGGATGAAAATGTAGAAGCTGAGAATGATAAAGCTGCTTTGGAATCTTTTAGTGAGAGTTATGATTCAGAGCAGTTAACTGAAAAGGAAGGTCCTGGATTTCATAATCCAGATATACTTTTCTTAACCTTAGAGGAGGTTACAAGAGATGGCACTACAAAAGTTAATCTCGGAGAAACTTCAACTGGAGTCCAAGTGGGCGGGTCAGGCGTTGTCACAGGGTAGAGTGACTACTGATATGAAGTGGATCGATATAAAGATCAAAGAACTTAAAGTTAAGATCAATGATCAAAGTGTTAAAGACGCACAAAAAGGTCTTTTAGATATCGCTAGCTAACACTAGCAATATTTTTATTTTTCGTATAAAATCCTAGGCTATTCATGTCCCAAAAAAAAGTTAAGGTTAAAGGTATAAAAGTTTTTTTAAGTGTTCAAGAAGTTAAAGCTCTGGAAGATCTACTTACCAAAAGTGCTATGTTTAAAGGAGGCTTTTCTAAATTAAAAAAAATAGAAGTAGGTTTGTGGCATTTGTTTAACGATATTTGTGAAGATTTAAAATTAAAAGATAATAAAATAAAAAAACCTAAATTAGATAAAAGCCTTCACTAAATTATCCCCACTGATTAGCCATTGCTGATGCAATACCTTCAAAGAATCTAGCTCTATTCTTTTGTCTTTCTTTACCACCTTTGTTAAACCAGTTGCCTGGTATTTTAGTGCTTTGACGTATATCTACTATAGTTGTAGGTTTTAATTTAGGTAAATTTTTTAACCACAAACAAGTTCTTTTTTGTATTGGGTGACCATGTTCATACGGTTGTATGATCTGACTATATTTTGGTAGTTCAAATATTTTTGATGGAATAGGATTTTCTACACATATTTTATTTATATTAGCATTATGCAATGCCATAAAAAAATTTTTACCTTCTTGTCCTAATTTTAATCTATCTTTATTTAATTTACCTTTTGGATATAAAAATCTAGCTCCTGCGTTTGATAAATAAGTACATGGTGGGTGTGCAATCATAAGGTCCCACTGTTTATCTAAATGTTTTAAAACATCATCTTGTATGTGATTTCCTACTGTTTCAGTCGGAATTACATCACAACTTACTGCATCATGACCTTTTTTTTTAAAAGCTTCTCTTACAATACCAGAGTATTCACAAGCTATTAAAACTTTCATTATTCAAATTTACCTAATGGTACTTCACTAAATTTATACCAATGCACTTTACCATTTACATGTTGTCTAACTTTGCTTTCACAATAATCACAAATATAAATAGTTGGTTTTTTTGTAGGGATGAAAGTGGTAACTGTATCACAATAAGGACATTTACCTAATGCTAATTCATCTAACTTAGATGGCATTACGTTGCTTCACCCCAGTTTATACCCATTGCAAGATCAACTTTGCTAGGTACTTTTAATGGCACATCATCTAAACAATGTTCCATCTGTTGTTTAATTTCTTCTATATCAGTTTCTTTACTAATATTAAAACAAAGCTCATCATGTATTTGTAGTAGTGGCCGGTGGCCGGTGTTGTAACAGTTAATCATTGCTTGTTTAGTTTGATCTGCTGCTGAACCCTGTATCAATCTGTTTAATGCTTTATAAGTCATAGCTCTTTTAATTGAACCTCTTTCGTATTTACTCTCAGCTTCTTCTCTAGTCATAGATTTATGGATACCAAAAGTCTTAGGTTCCCATCTGTCAAATCTACAATGTCTTCCTTTAATAGTTACAACACAGCCTTTTTTATCAGCTGTAGTCATACATCTATTAGATAACATTTTAACAAAAGGAACCCTTTCGTTATAGGCATTCAAGATAGCTTTAGCCTGTTCTATATCTATACCTAATTCTGCAGATAATTTAGCCTTTCCCATACCATAAAACATGCCTAAATTGATGGTTTTAGCCTGAGATCTAGGTATATCAGCCATTTCTGCTACAACCTGGTGAAAGTCTGCATCATCGTTTTCATAGGCCTTTAAAAGCTCATAGGAGCCCTCAAAACCCTGATCAACGCTAGATGCATAGTGTACCACCAGTCTGGGCTCTTGTTGGCTGTAATCAAAGCTACCCCACTTTTTACCGTCATCAGGTAAGAAAAGGGCTCTAATATGCTTACCAAACTCCTTATTTCTAGCTGGAATCTGCTGTAAATTAGGGTTACTCATAGATAATCTACCTGTAGCAGTGCCTCCAGAGTCTGATTTTAACTGATTAATTTCTGCATGAATTCTACCATTATGTTCATATCTTAATATTGAATCAATAAATGTAGAGTGAAACTTATTCATCTCTCTAGTCTCTCTTATTAATTTAGCTAATGGATGAGGACAGTTATGTAACCAATTGGTTGTAAAGCTTGGAGCTTTAGTCTTTGCAGTTCTTTCGTATGGAATCTTTAATGCATCAAATGCTTTAGCCACACTTACTGCTGCCCATATCTCTACATCATGGCCACTTATGTCTTTTATTTGTTTTAATCTTTTGTTTTCTTCCTGTATAAAATTTTTCTTCAATGAATCTGCTTTACTGACATCTACTTTAATTCCATGTTCTCTCATTTCAATTAAGATAGGCTGTAATTCAGTTTCCAAACTAAATATATTAGATAAATTTTGTTGTTGTATTTCTATTTTGAATCTGTTCCAAAGTTTTAATGTAAGTTCAGCATCTTGTTCTGCATAAGGACCCACGTAACCTGCAGGTAATCTCCACATATCTGCTTTAGCATCAAGACCCCACTCTTCTGCTTTCTCTCTTAGTTGTGCTTCTGATTTTACTTCTCCTAAATAATCGAATGATAATGCATTTAAAGAATAACTAAATCTATCTTCATTAATTAACGCACCAGCTATCATCGTATCATAAATTTTACCTGTAGGTTTTATACCTAAAGATCTAGTCCAACCAATATCATACGAAGCATTATGGCAAACTTTATCTACACCATTTTCCATTAATTTTTTATACCATTTTAAAGTCATGGCTTTATCCATGTTACCACCAGCTTCATGACCTATAGGAAAGTAACCTTTAAAACCATCTGCAGCTACAGCTATTCCTACTACTTCACCATCTTTAGTAGCCCATCCTGGTCCTTTAGTTTTAATGTTAGGATCTCTAGTTTCTAAGTCTACTGCTATAATAGATCTATCAGATAAGTCTGGATAACTTTCTGGCCTTTTCCAATCAGACTCTGTCTGATTAAATACTAATTCAGTTGTCATTAATGTACTCTTTGACTATTATTTGTATCGTGTATCGACTTTACATTACGTAAATTAATTTCTTTTGCAAACAAATAACAGTCTGCACAATAAAATTTTTTATTTTCAACAACGATAGCATTTCTTTTACACTTACCGTGTTCGCATTTAATCTTTTTCTTCATCTAGACTCCTAAGTTTATAATCATAACTACCTTCTTCATGTTCATCAGTAATCCATTTAGAAGAATTCTCAACAGAATATATTTTGCTTGTAACAAGTCTATTAATTAAATTTTTAGAGGGATCTACACCCATAGATGCATCAAACATTTTTAATCTGTTGTTCGGTTGTATAGCAAAGTTACCATCCTCTAATTCAAGAACGTGTCCACATTTATGTTGATCTGGTTTTTCAGCATAACCAAAATTTAATTCATTAAAGTCTCCTGCACACCAATCTATAGTAAAAAGATATTTACCTTTTCTTAATACTTTTCTTCTTGATGTATACTGCATAGTAGCACCAGCTAATTCATAAAAAGTTGTAACACTTACATTGTAACTAAAACTATCCCACATAACTACTTCATCTAATGGTAATTCTTTTACACCTGGTTTAGTGCAAAATGCAGTAATAGGTGCTCGCCACCATAATCCACCATCTTCCATTAAGAAATGAAACAACGGTACTCTGTTTGGTATAGAACTAAAACCAAATACTCCTACTTCAAAATATTTATCGTGTGAATCTTTTTGATCTCTTAAATAATTACCTCTAACCCAGCATTCTATTACTGGTATATTAGCGTTTAGATAAGCCATTTTTATTATCCTCTTTTAAGTGTTGTATTTCTAAATCACAATAATGTTTTATCTTATTAAGATCTTCGATTGTTTTACCCTTAGTTAAGTATCTACAGACATACTTTATTACATTTGCTTGAAAAGGATTCAAGCCATTTTTTCTAATAAAAGTCCATGGTTGAATAATAAATTTTTTATAATGGGATCCTCCGACTTGCTTTCCGTCTGGAAAAGCTTCGTCAAACATATCTTTGCTACTCATTTATAGTTCTCCGGTTGAAATTAGATGCAAGACGCCCCAAAGGAAAAAAATATGTATGGTTAGTAGAGAGTATATGTAGGGATGTCTTAGACCGTGTAATACCAGTATACCACACCCTCGCTTCAGCCATCTTGTCTTTGAGGTTTTTGGTTGAAAAATTAGATGGCCAATTAGCTTTTTCATATATTAGTACGTTGTCTGCCTCCCCACCTTTAACTGAGTGGATTGTGTCGATTATTATTTTTGCTTTTTCATTAAATTGAATATTTCTTTTTAACATACTTTCAAAATAATCCAAGTCTCGCACAGTAAATTTTCTATTTAAGACTTTCCACCAATCACTCTCGGTAGTCTCTAAACCACAATTCTTTTTTAAGAATTCTAGATCTAACGGTTGATTAGGATGAATATCTGACCAAGCTTTATTGTCAATTTTTCTCCATCCTTTTTTAATTTGATCAATAAAATCATACAAAACACCTACCTGTTCTTTAGTTATGCTCTCACCTTTTTGTAAGGCTAACCAATGATTTATGGCATTCCATTTGTTTATATTGAACGATTTATTTCCTCGCATATCTTGGAAATATAAGCCTTTTTGCCTAGCATATTCTTTAAGCTCATCGACATTATCACCAACTCTGCCTAATACAAACCAAGTTCCTTCTAGTGTATCAAAAGGTACTTCGTTAAATCTACTATAAGTTTTTATTGAACCCATAGAACTATTAGTTGAGGTAAATTCTTTTGGTTGTCTCTCAGGTATAAATTTTAATATTTCTTTAGAGAAATTAAGTATTGTTTCATTTAATCGATATGATTTATTTAATATAAACACTTTACCTGGAAAATCTAAAAAACTTCTAACTCTAGCTCCATTCCACTCATAAATAGCCTGGTCATCATCTCCTGCTAAATAAACTCTGTTAGCTTGAGCTGCAACCTTATCTACAAACTGCCACTGTAAGGGTGTTAAATCTTGAGCTTCATCTACTATAAACACTTTATAAGATGGTGGATTAACTTCTTCTACATACTTTTCTACCATATCAGTAAAATCCATCTTATTATCTTTTTTAAATTTAATATAGTTTCTTATTATGTCCGTGAATTGTTGTAGCCTAACTTTTTTTAATGGTTCTGCTTTGTATAATGCAATTGGATCTACTAACATATTTCTAGCTTTATCATAAACTCTTAACGACCAGTTATTAAATACTTTGTGGTTAGCATCTTCTTCTGAAAAGTTTGCGCTTATAGTTCCCCAATCCGTATGAAATTTTAACATATCTACTCTTGGATCTAACACAGGTAATGAAGATAATTCTTTCTTACAAAATGAGTGTATTGTCCTAAAGTTATTAAAGTCATCTTCATTGTATTGTTTAAATTTTTTTAAAACTCTATCTACAGCTTCGTCTATTGCTTTGTTAGTAAAGGACACATAAACCATTTCATGTGGTAGCACACCTAACCTTAAATGTTTTTCTACTATCTTTATTAATCTAGTGGTCTTACCTGTACCTGGAGGACCAAATATCTTAAATGTTTTACTGTGAATCTGGGTCAAAAGGTGCTGCCTGTTGGTTGAAGCTGACGTTACGTTCTTTAACATCAATTTTTATTCGTTTAGGTATCTTCCACAATCGACCTTTATACTCTTTGTATTGTCTTATGTATTCAGCTCCATTGTCAATTAATAATTCTTTTACTTCAAAAGGTTTTAAATTGTTACCATCTTTCTTTAAAAACTTTTTAAATAACTCTGCTCTAAAAAATAAATGGCCTTCTTCTTCAAACACATAATCTGTTTGTGTTTGTGTTATGTCATCAGCTAACTGACTGTCATCTATAAAGTTTCTAAATAAATAATCAAATTCGTCTTTGTCATCGTCTGTAAAGTCATAACCTTCTACAGCAGTTTGAATAGATTTAAGATAGTTTAACCACAAACCAAACTCTTCTGTTTTCATTGTCTTCCATACAATATCACAGTCAAATAGTTCTGTTTTTAATAATTGTTGCTGACACAGTTGCTGGCCTGTTAATCTTACAGGTTTTTTATCTATAGTTAAAATATATTTAGGTGGTTTAGTACTAATCTTTTGAAATGAATCTACATGAAAATTATAATCTTTTTTACCTATACCTAATTTTCTTTTTACACATGCAGCTTGGTCACAATATTTTTTAGCAATAGGAGAACTACATTTGTAATTATAGTCTTTGTCACCACTTAAACTTTTTATAACAGTTATCTTTAATTCTTTTGGATCTATTCTGTCATCACCCCATGACTTATTTACATCACCTAATTCATCTTCCCATGCACCATCTTTACCATGTTTTTTAAGCATACAAACACCAACATTAAACAATGCTTCGTTTCTACCATCACCCGGCTTAACTGCATTCTTAACAAAATTTTGTACACATGGTGGGTAATCTGCAAACTCTTTGTCTTCGTCATTTAATTCTTCTAATTCTATTTTATAAAAATCTTCTGGTTTAATTAAAAAAGGTTGTACTGCTTCTTGTAATTTTTCTATAGGTATTGAGTGGCCGGTGTCATCTATTGCATGTCTTGTAGTCATCTCAGCATTTTGATAAGGAAGATTTAACCAATTACCTATCGTACCTAATTCTACATTTATTGTTCTTTGTTTAGGAAATATTTCACAATCAGCTAAACCTAATCTGCTAGCTAACTTAGTTAGTTTATCAATCATATCAGTTGCTGGAATCACACCATCGATATGTAAAAATATATGTAATCCACCAGACTTAGATCTGTAAGGAAACAGTGGTAGTTTTAATTCTCTAATTTTATAAATAACTTTTAATGGATCAAATCCATCATATTCATCAACATCTATACAACCCCACTTACAGTTGTTGTCTTTCATGATAGGTACAATACCTAAAGACAATTCACCTTTTAAATGTTTTTGGAATAATTCTAAAGTAACATCTGCCTTCTTTGTTAATGCTCTACCTTCAGCTTTACCATCGGCCCTACGAGCTCCGGAGAGCTCGTAAGTACCATATGCTGACGTTAAGCCACCAAAAAGTTCACTAAAAAAATTTAGTGAACTCATTAGAATGGTGCTGTGCCAGTTTGTGCTTGTTGTTCTTCGGTAAGGTTGACCTTGGCATTACCTTTTTTACACGTATCATAAAATGCCATCGCAGCATTCATGAGCGCATCATTAGGAATGTCTTTGTTGTGGTCAACTTCCCAACCAAACCAAGAACCCAAAGAGTTCTTTTCTAACACAGTTCTCAAAGTATAAATTTGAGACCATGTAGGTGGTTGGAACATACCTTTACTGCCTTTTCTCCTTTGAGAAAGCATCATAGAATTCCACTTCTTAGACTTTTTAGCCTGCGTAGCTTTCATTACTATGACAGCAGTATCGGTTGCCATATCATTCTCATCAACCATTAAAACATAATGATAGTGAGTTGGCTCGATATAATTACCACTTGGCAATCTATCTTTCCGATCGTCACCCCTAGTTGTTTTAGTCATTATATCCGAATCAGCAGGATATGAATTAACAGGTGCAACAGAATTCTGTGTACCCCTATCAGCCCATTCAACATATTCGAATTTAAAGAAACAAGGAATGGCCTTAAATCCTGTTTGCCCATCATAGAGCTTATTTAAAACAGAATTAATAACCATACCTGGTCTTGCCTCACTAATAAACTTCGCATCACCTTGAGTGACATGAGGAGAATTATTAGTAAGTATTTTTAAAAACGGAAGTGATACATCTTTTGATGTAATGTTTTCCGCTCCTGCACCTGCGAACTGTTCCATACTTGAAACCATAGGTGCTTGTGCTGTTGCTTTAGTTGCAACTGCGTTGGCTTTTTCTTGTGCCATGTGTTACCTCTTTAGTTGTTAGTTGTTAGTTTTTATTTTAGTTCGGTTAGCAATATACAATCCAAAAGTTTCAGATGGTATAGTTTTATTCTTCTCAATTTGCTCTTTTACAAATCCTCGAAGAGTTTGCCAATGAACGTCCTGTTTTTGGTCTACGACAAGACCTTTGGATTCTAATTCAGTTTTTAATTTAACTGCACTAGAATCTTCCCCCTTACCAAACGAAATTGATAAATTATTTTTTATCAAATCCCCGTGACTGTTCTCACGCAACCATCGGAAGGCCTCTTCTTTTTTGGCCTCTTGGATCTTCGCATAGTAGTAAGGTGAAACTTCGACTGAAGTACCATCATCAAGTTTAATTGATGAGACTCCTGCTTGCTGCATTAGAGTAGGTATCACTTCTTCAGATAAACGTCTAGCTTCTTCTTGTTGTTCTTTAAGAAGATTTTCTGTGTCCTCGACTAATTTATTTTGGGAAGTTAGCTTTTTACAAGCTGTAGATATTTCTTTTACTTCGTCAGTTTTTATATTTATCTTTGTTAGTTGTTCTAGGTTCATAAATATGACCTCCTTTTTAATAAGTTGACTTTATACTTAAATTAAATATATTGTCAATCATTATGTTGAACTTGTTTAACTTTAAAACACAACCATACGAACACCAGAAAACTTGCCTTATTAAAGCATGGGATAAACCCACATACGCTTTTTTCATGGAAATGGGTACAGGTAAAACAAAAGTTGCTGTAGATAATATAGGACTTTTACGAATCAATAAAAATATTACTGGAGTTTTAATACTAGCACCTAAATCAGTTTACACTGTGTGGGCTTTTGATGAAATAAATAAACACATGTCTCCAGATGTAGAGTATGAAATCTATTCTTGGAACATAGATAAACCTAAACAATTAAAAAAATCTTTAGACAACAAAGGTAAATTAAAAATATTTTGTATGAATATAGAAGCACTTTCTACTAGTAGAGGTATAAAAGGTGCTACAGAATTTTTATATAACCACAAAGAAAACCTTACTATTATAGATGAATCTACTACAATTAAAAACCACAAAGCCATACGTACTAGAAATGTTTTAAAATTATCTGAATATTCTAAATACAAAAGAATACTTACAGGTTCTCCTGTAACCAAATCACCATTAGACTTGTATACACAATGTGATTTTTTAGATACCAGTCACTTAGGTTTTTCTTCTTATTTTACTTTTAGAAACAGATATTGTGTAACTCATAGGCTTGATTTAGGTAATGGTAGATACACAGAGATACCTAAATACTATGTACACCTTGATGAACTAGAAGATAAATTAAGTAAATTTTCATACAGAGTAACTAAAGATGAATGCTTAGACCTACCTCCTAAATTATATTCTAAAAGATATATAGATATGAATGATGATCAAAAAGACTTTTACGAAAGATTAAGAATAGCTGCAATAGCTATTATAGAAGATGAAGCCGTATCTTATAATAATAAATTAACTGAAATAATTAAACTTCATCAAGTATGTAATGGATTTGTAAAAACAAATGACGGAGAACTTAAAGAATTTAAAAATCCTAAACTGCATGCATTGTCAGATATTATAGAAGAATCAGAAGGTAAGGTAATTATATGGGCCAACTACATATATAATATAGAATCTATAATAAAATTTTTACAAGAAAAGTATGGAGTGTATTCTGTTGTATCTAACTATGGAGCTGTAGACACTCTTAAACGTGCTGAGGCAGTAAAAAAATTTCAAGAAGATGATACTTGTAGATTCTTTGTAGGTAATCCTGCAACAGGTGGTTTTGGTTTAACTCTTACAGAGGCTAAAAATATTATTTATTTTTCTAATAGTTTTAATTTTGAACATAGAAGACAATCAGAAGATAGAGCTCACAGATCTGGTTTAAAACATAGAGTCTTGTATACAGATTTAATATGTAAAGGTACAATTGATGAAAGAATTATCTCTTCTTTGTCTAATAAAAATAAATTAGCTATTAAAACTTTAGGTGATGAATTTAAAGAATGGCTTACTTAATTGTTTCAAGATACTTGTCGTATCTTTCCCACCACTTACCTTGGTAGTCTTTTAGTTCCTGGCCTTCAATAGTAAACTCTTGATAATTAAAATCTCTAGAACACATACATATTTTTGCTTGTTCTATTTCTCCATACATAGATTCATGCGCTAAACTATACGCTCCTAATTGTGTAAAGTAATCTTGAACTGCGCTCCACTCTCTTCTCTTGGGTTTATTAGTTTGTTTCCAATCAAAGATAGTGGGCTTATCGTTCATGACCCCCACGCAGTCTGTAGCTCCCGCATATTTTTCTGGATAGGCTAAACTTATTTCATTACCCCAAACTTGTGATAACGGATCTAAGTTTTTTAAAATAGTATGAGCCATTTTTCTAGCTCTGTTTCCTTTTTCTGTAAGATTTAAATAACCTTCACCTTCAATATATTTTTCTATAACTAAATGCATTTCAGTTCCCATAGCAGATGCTTCATTTTTTATTTTCTCTGCACCTTCTTCACCAACTTTTTCTCTCCACCTGGCTAAAGCATCTATAGATTCTTGATCTTTTGTTGCACCTAATATTGTAGTTACACTAGGTAATTTCTTACCATCTACAGAATACATACGTCTTCCTGTTTCAGGATCAGCTGCTCTTGAGTATTTTTTGTAAGGATATTTTTTTATTAATTCAAATTCTGCTAAAGAAAAATTATTGTCGTTTTCTATAAATTTCATTCCATACTATTACTTCATCATATTTAAAAGTAAAGCTAAAAGAACAGCTCCCATACCACCAACAATCCAATATTCTATTCTTTTTATTCTTTCTTGCATCTCTTTTATTTGTTCAAATGTTTGTTTTTGCATGATACGACATAGCTTTTCATGACTTTCTATTTTTTGTAAAGCTGAAGGTTTTTTAGCCATTTAGCACCTCGTCTACTTGATTGTAGATATCTTCTACAAAACCACCTTCTTTTAATTGTCTAGTAGCTACTGCCTGGCCCAATGTATCTTGTGGAAACAGACTAGCATACTGTTGTGCTTGCACTTGGCCGGTGTTCTGTGGCGGAGGTGGTGTCATCGCTTGCGGTTGTGTGTTTGTCGGAGGTACACCCATGTTTTGTGGTTGTGTACTTTGCGGTAACATTTCTTTACCTTCAGCCATCTCTTCAAACTTTTGTTCTTGAAGTGCCATTACATTAGCTCCTTGTAAAAAATCTTCACCTGATCTTAGTGTAGAGGCTGACATTTTTTTCATCATATCAAATTCAGGATATATTCTATCTCTAGTAAATTTAGGCATAGAACCAAAATCATAGCTTACTGATAAGGGTATGTTAGGATCTAAACTTTGTAATTTTTCTCTTACTTCTTCAAAATCAATTTTATCAGGATTTACTCTAAAATCATCACCTTCTGCTTCCATTAAACTATTTATAAATCTAGCAAATGTTCTGGAAGTTCTAGGAACTAATTGTGGAGATAGTTTATATACACTAGGATCATCAGACATAAATCTCATAGTCTTATTCATTTCCATTAAATTTTCAGCTACTTTAGGACTTGTTAATACACTACCAAGTAATCTACTTCCTAAAATTAATTTTAATGTATTACCAAAACCAAATGCAGCACTTGTTGCTCCTGCCATTATACCACCAGAAGAACCAGCTCTTAATGTAATAGATCTTTGTACAAACTTAGAAGGATCTGTATATTCTACTAAATCCAAAGCTCTTTTCATTATTATAATATCTTCAATTCTTTTTAACGCTTTGTCTCCTGCAGCTCCACCACCAAACATTTCTCTTATTTTATCTTTCCCTTGTGGTTGATCAAGTCCTAAATTTTTTACAAACTTGTTAGTATCAAATTCTCCAAAGTCATGATTTCTAATTACTCCATCATTTAAGTTAGCTACACCATCTCCTTGAGTAAATACTCTTCCATCTATTTCAGTAACATCTAAAGTTTCGTTTATTTTAGTTTTTGCTCTAACTCTTTGTTCTGTAGCATCATCAAGTGCAAATATTCTTTTATTAACAAAACCTTTTTTAGCGGCTTGAGCAGCAATTGCTTGTGCGGATAAAGATCTATGATCTCTAAGAGGCTTAGTCATTGCTTCATTCCAAGAATCCCAAAAGAATGTTCTAACATATCTGTCATACATTTCTTGTGACTCTTTACTTTTAGGTATTTGAATGGTTCTTTTTACAGTTCCGTCTTTACCTAAAACCTCATAACTAGATTTAGTAACTCCTAACACTTGTTTTAGTTGTTTAATAGCATCAGGACTATCTGAATCTAATACTCTTCTTATAACTTTATCAAATACTTGATCTGGATATATGCCCGCATTACCCTGCATTTCAATACCTTTATCTGCAAATATTTTAGCATCTACTGAAGCTAATTGTCTTGCAACTTTGTTTGTACTAAACGGTCTAAGCACTAATGAGTAATAAGCATTAGCTTCTTTTAATTGATTGAAACCAGAATTAGCTACTCTAATTTGTTGATCTATAAAATCTTCGGCAGCTTGTGGTCCCTCACTATCTAATAGATTTTTATATTCATCTTTAAATACTTTATCTTTTAAATTAGTTCTAACGGTTGCTTCTCCCATACTATTTAAATCTTTTTCCATGGCATTTCTAATAACTAATATTTGAGGTTTAACATTTTTAAATTTAGTTCCTGTGTATGCTGCAGTTTGCATTCTAGATAATCCAGTCCAATCACTCATTCTAATATAATTATCATTTCTTGTTATATCATTAAGAAATTGTGTATATTGCACTAAAGGATCATCAGCTGGCGTTAAATCTCTTGCACCTTTCTGCATGTTATCAAAAGCGCCACTATAAGAATAGGTGTTAGGATACTCATTTTTCATTTGGGTTAGTAGTCTCTCTGTTTCTTGTTTGATAGTTGCCGTTGGAATCATTTTAGGATTACCTATATCTTCCCAATGTTTTCTAACTTTTCCATATTCAGTGTCTACTGTTTTCCAAACATTCTTCCATTCTTTTTTAATTTCATTAATACCTGCGTAATTCATAATACTTTGATTACTTCCGGGAGCCATATTTAAATTATCCACAGTATTTAAAAATTCTTCTTGAGATAAATTTTTATTAAAGTCTTTGTTAAATTTCATTAAAGGACCGCTAACAAGTGGATACACACCAATAGTAGTAAAGAATTTTTTAAAAAAGTTTTGAAAAGCATTTTCTCCTGGTATTAAAGCTGCTACGTTAGGTTTTTGACCCATTCTTTCAAATGATTGTGCAATAGCTTTTGATTGATCTGAGTTTAGTCCTAATGATTGTTTTAATCCTTCTCTTCCAGCAAATCTAACTAAAGGTATTAAAGACATAGCACCACCTGCCCAAAGCAGATCGTTATATGTTTCATTTAATCCATTGTATAAAGCTCTTTGTGCAAAAGGTAATTTTCTAATATCATTATCAGTAAGATTAGCTAAGTCTTGAGAAGTAGCTCCTACGTAATCAGATCCTAAATTACCTATGTCATATAAAACAGAGCCTGCACCTGCTCCACCTGCAGCCATCAATATTGATTGTGATTCAGTAGCTAATGCTGGTGTTGCTCCAAACTTTTTTAATTTTTTAAAAAAATCTATAGTGTTGTCTGCCATACCTGCTAGACTTCCTAACATTCTTACAGGCAGTCCTGCTCTTCCTCTTATCTTAGGTAGTTTTTTTACTTGATCACTTAAAGCTGTAAATCTTTTTTGATACATTCCAAACATATCTGCATTACGCATATCTACACCGTATTGATCTTTAAATCCGCTTTGTACAAAAGCTTTCATTAGTTGATCTCTGTTCATGTAGTAAGGAACCATAGACATAGAAGCAGCTCCTGCAAATACAAGGTCCCCTCTTTCTATTCCTGTTGATGTTTTTAATGGTTCTAATTTTTGTTCTTTACCAATAGCTACACTCTTTGCACCTAAATTAATTAGTCTATCGTAATCTTGAATACTATCGTAACCTGTAAGCTCACCACTATCAAAAGCAGAATCTAACGCCTGCATTTGTTCTGCATTTAACTTTCTAGTGTCTAGGTTTTTTTCGTTAATAGCAGTTTGTAACTCTTTAATAGTAGGCACTATTAACCTCCAATTTGAATTGTGTTTAAGATATCTTGTCTACTTACTTGATTGTTAACTTTTTGATTTCTCATAAAGTCTTTATTTTTTCTTTCATATTGTAAAGCAACACCAGGTATGTCCATAAAGTTATCTTGAATATAGGATTCTTCTCCACCATTTAATTTAAACTGACTTAAATAAGTACCAGCTTTTTCTGCAAATTCTTCTCTTAGTTGTTCATAGTTTAGTCTAATAGTTCTAGGTGAAGTAATATATTTAATAATCTGTGTACGCTTAGCAGCGTTATCAATATCTTTTTGTGTTAATCTGTCTTCTGATTTGTTTGCGTTTGCAACAATGTACTTCATACGTTGTTCAATCAAAGCAAGTCTAGTGTAGTTTCTTAATTCGTCTTCCGTTGGTCTGTAGTTTTTAGCAATAATTCCAGCTTTCTTTAGTTGTTTTTCAACTTGTTCTGCTCCATTTTCTTTAGCATTTTGTAAATCTGCATTAAATCTTTTAGTCATGTTGTCAGATTCTTTTGCAAATATATTTACTTTGCCTCCACTTATATCAAATCCTTCTCTACCTGTAGTTTGTGCCATCTCTGCTCTGATTTGATCATCAATAACAGAACTATCTCCGCCTACATTACCACCTGCAAAAAAGTCTAATGTACCAAAAGCATCCTCAGTTAATAATCCTAAAGCAGCTTTAGTTCCACCTTCTCCTGCATTTTTAATTACAAACTCTACCATCTTACCACCACGTCTATTGTCTTCTAGACCCATAAGAGCTTTGTTTTGTTTTTCTGCATTTTCTTTTACATCAGTACCTGTAAAATCTGCTGCTGAGAAAGATTGTTGGCCTGTGTTAGGATCGTATTGTCTTGTGTAATATTTATTATCTTTACCTAAAGATACTCTGACATTTCTAAAACCACCTGGTACACTTGGGTCAGCTACTCTGACTGTTTTATCTCCACCCGTTAACATTCCTGCACCTTTAGCTTTATCTGATTTCATTTTTAAGAAAGCTTGAGCTAACTTCATATCTGAATCTTGTTGTTTTAATTTAAGACCAATCATAGCATCAGCTGTAGAAGCTAAAGTTTGACCTGTAATATCTAAAAATCCTCTTACTCCTTTTTCAGGAGATTTACCTGATAACATTTGACCTGCTACTCTCATCATTAATAAGTTGTTTAAATTATCGTTATTGGTGCCAGTCATTTTGTTTATTTGATTTTTAAATTGTAAGAACTGACCTGATAAAGCATCAGTACCTGCTAGTTCATTACCTGCTGCAACATCTCTTTTTCTTTTTTCTATCATGTGTTGAATTTCTGCTTGGCTTTCATTACCTGTTATTACAGGAACGCCATCATTGTTAGGTGCAGGCATATTATCTGCAATTGCTGCCCCTCCATCTTTAGGACCAACCATAGACTGTAAAGTACTTAAATCTACATTAGACTCAATAGCTATTTGTTTTAATTGTTCATCAGTTGCTTCACTAGGATCAACACCTAATTTACTTGCAACTTCTTTTACTTTAGCTACAGTTTTTAACTGTGCATCTAACGCTTTCTCTCCTTCTGTTAATGGATTTTCAATACCAATAACTTGTGGAACAAAATCTTTTGTACTTTCTTTGTATTCTTTTAAATTTTCTGTAACTCTTTTTTTAGGATCAGGTTCATACTTAGGTTTCTTTTGGTAGATTAGTCTTTCTTGAATATCTTTTGCATAAGCTTCGTTAGTCATTTCTCCTGGATTAATATCAGCTACTGCTTCAGGAGATATAAATCCTCCTGTTATACCTGTACCAATAGAAGCTAAAGCTGTTTTTCCAGGATTACCTACTATAGATTTTGCAGCACCTGTCATTCTAGGAGCTAAATACTCTCCTGTTTCTTGTAAAGCTTTTATTCCAGATCTTTTTGCTGATCCAGGTAAGAAAGCAGCACCAGGCACAGCAAGAGCAGCCCCTTGTAAAAATTTACCTGTATCTCCTTCAACAACACCTTGTGCCATATCTTGAGATCCAACACCTATACCATAACCTTCTAAACCAACTATACCTGTTTGAACTCCAGGTCTATTCATAAAAGAAGAAACTTTAGGTGCAAGATATCTGTACGCTGGAGCAGCACCTGCTCTTATCATATTTCCAGCAGACATAAGTCCACCTATAAATAATTTAGGTACGTTATCAGGATCTACCTTGTGTAGCTCTTGTGCTCTTTTTTTAAATAGAGGTCTGTTTAATGTCTTATCCATTAAACTACCTATACTGTTCTGCCCATAGCCATCGCTGTAGCCGTTGGGTTTTTATTCAACATTGAGTAAGTTGCGTATGCACCAAGTCCGGCTCCTGCAGCTTGTGCTAAAGGATTACCACTAGATCCTGGTGTTGTAACCTGTGTTAATGAAGACTGAGATGTTGGTCCTGCAGCATAGATATTTTTTAAGAATTCAGCTCTTTGATACGGTTCGTATGCTCTTTGTAATTCTGTCTGTCTTGTAGCATCTAATGCTTGCTGACCTAACTGTCTTTGTAAACCACCTGCAGCCATTAACTGATTAATGTCTGACTGTGCCATATTTTGTTGTTGTTGGCCTAACGCACCTAACAACTGACCACCTTGTAGTCCTATTCTTTGTTGATTCTGTGCTGCACCTAATGCAGTATTAAACCCTTGTGCCTGAGCTTGACCCATTGCTGATAAAGTTCTACCTTGAAGTTCTGCTTGTTGAACTCCTTCACGTCCTCCACCAAAAGCTCCTGCTCCAATAGCTTGTGATCCTAGTTTATTTTGCATCATTTGTCCTTGTCTACCAATTTCATTTGTAACATATTGTTGATAAGGATTTAAAAATTGTGATATTTGTGAAGCACCTACAGGAGCCATTGCTCCTTGTACTCCAGATACAGCAGAACTAACAGTAGGTTGACCCACTCCTGTAACTCCAGAAGCTGTAATACCTTGTTGTTCTAAAGCACCCATAGGAGACACTTGAATTTCAGGAATGTTAACTGGTTTTTGTGCAAGTGATGAAGCTATGTCCATCAAACCAAGTTTTCTTTCCTCTATACCTGGTGCTTCTCTTATGTATTGTGTAGTAGTCGAAGGTTGGCTTCCGCCACCTCCACCGCCACCGCCAAATATACTCATTTAGTTAGCTCCTTTTGAAATTCATAGTGTTTAACTTTCCAATTATATTTATCCATAATCTTTTTATATCCTGGTCTCATTAATGCAGTTACTCTTTTACAATTATTTACCTTTGCAAATTCTTCTAATGTTTGTACCAACTTATCAGACCATAAATTCATTTTCTTTCCTGTACAAATCAAACCTTGTAATTCTTTAAAATTAGGATTATCAAAAAATCTACTAGTACAACATCCAAATACTTTGTTTTCTCCATCGTCATCTGTTCCAAACATAACCCATAAATGCATTATGTTTTGTTTTAATAATTTTTTTATATGTTTAGCATCAGCATATTGACCACTAAACTTTAATGCTTCTGCAATAAGAAACTCTACTAAAGGCCAAAAAGTATCTATCTCTGTTGGCTTAATAGTAAGTACTTCTACGTTAGCTTTAATTGTCTTTTCTACTTGCATCTAAAATATCCATAATTCTTTTAAAACGTTTTTGTTGTTCGTAAAAAAACTCAGCACCCTTTTTTCTTTGATCTTCTTTGTCAGAAAGATTTGCACCAGCAATGATACCTGCTCCTCTTACAGCAGCCGATCTAGATACAAATTCACCATCAGCTAATTGAGCTAACATTGTATCTTCGTTTTCATCACCCATACCAGCTCCGTCTTTAACAAAACCATGAGCTCTTGTATAATTGTTAGCATCATTTTCACTGTGACTAAATTTAGAAGGTAGTGCTTGTCCGCCTGTATTAAATTTTGCAACTGAAACTATACCACCTGTTTTCATAGCAGGCTGTTCTTCACCTAGTATTGCTTCTACTGATTGATAAGTATTTTTATCTTCTAATGTATTGTCTGAATAACTTCCATCTGCATTGTATGTTCTAGTTTGAAAACCTGTAGGTCCTCCTGCAAAACCACTTTCCATAAGTTTTTGATAATTTTGATTTAATCCTGGAGGTGCTTGTTGTGATTCATCTGCTCCACCACCAAGTAAAGGAAGAATCGCTGAACCTGCTGCAACTTTACCTGCAGTAGTTTTTGGAATAATATTAGATAAAATACTTGACTTAGCTTCGTTACCAACTAAACCTTGCATAGTTCCTGGATCAGTCATTCCTGAAAATCCTGGAGCAGTTGCCGCTTGACTTCCCGCCACTTGTGGAAATAAACTTTGTATTCCTCTCATAGTAGCTGTTTGACCAAACTGTTGTCCTAATGTAGATCCTGCTAAAGTGTTAGCTCCTGTTTGACCAAAAGCTGATAATCCTCCAACACCTGCCATACCACCTAGTTGGCCCATACTACCAATTACCAAGGCATCTCTTAAAGATCTTTTAGTTGATTTTCCTCGAAGTTTTTGTACGCCAAATGTGGCTAGTGCTAATGTAAATGGATCCATAATTTATTCTTTTAAATATGGATAATAATATCATTTTACTTGGTTAGTTTCAACTCATCGAGAAAACGACCTTCGTACTGGTGTTCTCCAACATGTATAATAGGGTCATTGACATAAGCATAACATTTTCCTCCAATGTCTTTCCAAAGCTTACAAAATGAAAAATCCTCACCCAGGTATGTTTTGGTTTCAGGGTCATGTATACAGTCAAAGAAGTTCCATAAATTAGGTCTATCCACATATTCACCATTAATTACTGTCTTTTGAACTATGTTTTTATCTGGATACTTGTCAATCATTTTGTCAAATACACTTCTTTTAATTAACATGCATCCTGTAGGGCTATGTGTAACTTCCATAACACCATTATCTAATTTAATATTTTCAGGGTTTTCTACTTTCATAGGATAAGTATTTAACCATCTATGTATATCTCCAGGGTTTTTAACTTCACCATTACTCCATTTCTCATAAAGCTTATCCCACATCATTGTTTTAAGAGGATAAGGAATAGATACTAGTTCTTTATTTAAATCTAACATTTTAATTATAGATTCTGCTCTAAAATATATATCTGAATCTATAAACAACATATGTGTACAATTAGATTCTAGGAAAGCTGAGGTACATAAGTTTCTCCCTTGAGTTACCAAAGAAGATTTTAATAAAGTAAATGTGATTTTTATTCCATTTTTAATACAAAGTTGTTGTAGTTCTAAAAGAGCCTGTGTGTAATGCATAGTCACATCACTATGACAAGGAGTACAAACCATAAGACTATAAGGTGATTTAATTATTTTTTTTGTTTGTTCGGTATTCGGTTTCCACATAGGAAGACTAGCTTTTTCGTATGATGTTACCTCAACTTCTTTTAGAGTTTGATAAGTGTCTTTATTTATTGTTTCTTTCATTTAAAGCTCCTTTCAGAAAGTTTGTCCATTCCATACCTTTTTTCTCCCAGTTATAAAATCTTTTGTAAAACTTTTGTTGTTCTTCTAGATGTTCTTGCATAAAATCTTCATGTAAGTAACTAGCTGCTATATTAATTGCTCCTGCAGTATCTTGCGCCATTTGTTCATAATTTTTTGAATAATTAATATATACAGGCCACTCTGCACACGTTTCATACAAGGCTCCAAAGTTATTTGTAATTACATGAACTCCAGAAGCTAATGCTTCCAAAGCTGATGCACAAGATGTTTCTTCAAATATACTTGGATACACAAACATATCATAGTTAGGCATCATCTCTTTAATATATTCGTTTGGTTTATAGCCAATATAATTTACATTAGGTAATTTTCTAGCTTGTTCATATAATGCTTCAAAATCTTTTTCAGTATTATCTGCAAATTCAGAACCATAAACTTTACAAGAACTATAAACATCTAGGGTTATATTTGGATTCTCAACATCTTGCATGGCTCTTAATAATACATTCAAACCTCTCCAAGGTGTACAGTGATGTACTAATTTAATAGGGGTTCCTCTTTTGTATATTTTTCTAATTGGAAAATCTTCTATACCATTTTTAATAACAACTGATCTTTCTGTAGGAATATCAAATATCATTCTAAATTTTTCATAATTCCAATGACTGTTAAATATATACCAATCGTATTCATGGTGTCGTGACTTGTCAGAAAAAAATTTTTGAAGGTTAGGTTGATCCCAAGAATTTTTTTGCCAAAGGATGTTAAGTTTATCTGAATCTATTGGAACTTTACCTGGTATAGATGTGCATATCTGTACTTGATCTAACAGTTCTTTGGAAACATGCTTTTCAAGCATTTCCATTTGTAGCTCAGTGGCTCCTCTTGGTTGCATTATTTTTTGGTTTCTGCCCCCATAGTAACTTTAGTAACTTTAATTTCAAGGTCTTGTCTAAAGTCATCCACAGTAGTGTCAGTATTGGGATCAGCAACATCAGCATCAAAATCATCTTTACTAGCATATACTTTACCAGTCCTTTTATGTTTAACAATTTCTTTTGCTTCTGCTGGTATTTTAATTATATCACTCATTTTTGTCTCCGTCCCTGTCTATGATATTTTTTACTATGTTGCAACTTCTTTTTTTTATTTAAATTTTTGCAGTGTCTTCGAGGCCTTTTTTTAGGTTTATCTCTTGGTACGAAATGCGTAAATTTTTGTTTAGCCATTTTCCTGTGATCGGTCTATTAAAGCATAGCTAATAATACCCGTAATTTCATTAGCTGCGCCTGCTTGCATTGATAAAACGTCACTTGCTTCTAAATTAAGAGAACTCTTTACCATATTTGCAGTTGCTTTATTTAATTCTTCATAAGAAATTTTTACAGCGGATCCACCAGATTTAGTTACTATAGCGTGAGTGTCTACATTACTAGCAGTATCGTGGACAGCTTGTAAACTTTTAACAATAATAGTTGCATCAGTAGGACACGTTAGAACAGGTGTAACGTTAGTTGTTGTTAGATTAAATGTTTCGCTTTTATATCTTATTGTCATTGCATAAAGTAATTAAACGAATCTTGTTCGTTTTTCAAGTCTTGCTGATATGAAGTATTTAATTGATTTTCAATAGTTGCAAGACCTTGGTTAATTTGTCTAAAACCTTCTACACTATATTCTTGCGGTGGTTCAGGAACATATACGTTAATTTTAGCCATTATCTTCTTCCATCTGGGTTTACATCTGCTCTAAATGTACCAAATCTCCAAGTTTCGTTAACAGCATTATTCTGTATTTTAATGTTTGCAAGTCTTCCTCTAGCTCTTGTATCTATTTTTTGTGTACTAGAAGTAATAGTAAATGGACCTAATTGAGATGAAGCTCCGACATCAACAGGAAATTCTTTTAAAAATATTGTAACAACTGCGTTACCTTGTAAGTTTTTAAAATCAGGTAAAAATCTACTCACTCTTAACATATACTCACCATCTCCTTCTGTAGGTAAATCAAAATCTCCTGATTGAATATATGCAGGTATAGCAGTTTCCGTTCCATCTAAAGCTATTTCATTATTACCAACTTCTTGAGCAAAATATAATGATGCTCCAAAAGTATTTGTTGCTCCGCTTAAATTAGAAATTGTTGGAGTTGCAGTAGATGTATATTCTGTTGCATAAGGTACATCATAAGTACTAGCATCTGCATATGAGCTTCTGGCAAGTGTCATAGTAGACCAACTATTTTCAACATAATTATATACTACAGCTCTATTATTTTGTACTGCAGGATTACCTAATGGTGTTCCTGCTGGGTAAAACCAAATTATTTCATTAAACAAAGAATTGTGCGAGCCATATATAATTTCATTAGATGAATAATTTATACCTACATTTGATCCGGTGGTCGTGAATACAAAGTCTTCTACAAGTGATGGAAGTAGTTTAACAGTACCATCAAATACAAAAAATCCTCCACCTGCTCCCATCCAAAATACTTTACCATCTGCATATACAGTAGCGTGTTGGCCGATACATCCACAGTTAGAACCAACTTGTCTTATTGAAAAAGTGAAAGGTGGACCAACAAACTGCATTGTGTATGCTGCTTGGTCTGTTAAAATTAAATTATAATCTTTACCAGATACTGCTGCTACAATCTTATTACCTGTATCAAGTCTAAATGTTCCTGCAGTATTTACTGAAGTTGGTTGGTAAACACTATAATTTTCTTGGTCACTAAATCTAATAAACATAGGGTCTTGTGTAGTAGAATCTCCTATAGTTGTTTCAGTTCCAAAGTGAACTACATGTCTATCTCTATCTGAGGTTATTGTTAATCTTGATGCTGTTGGAGCACCTGTCATAATTACTGATCTTTGTTCTAATGGATTTGAAACACCTGGATTCCATACAAATGTTTTACCATCTTTAACCGTTGCTATTAATTGTTCACCAAAGTTATCAAGTGACCATGATCCAGGATCTAGAATCAAAGAAGAAGTGGTTGTTCCAGAACCCCAAGTTAATCTACTCCAAGTTCCTGTACCCCAACCATAACCATATGTTTGTATTGTTGGACCAATTTCTTCATAAGGATTTATTGAAGCTCCACCTGCTGCAGACATTCCTGTTCCTGTTTCAGTAGTAGCCATTTTAATAGTAAATGAATTGGTAGCTGTAGATAGTACTTCAAAAG